ATTAAATTATTGCAAACCTACATGACTATTATTTACCAAGCACGATTGTTTGGATTTTTAAAGTCATCTGAAGTCATATAGTTTGCAGGTTTCTTCTCAGCTTTCTGCTTTGAAGATGTGGTAGCTCCTGCAAGCTCTTTACGATCATTCGTGTTAGTTGTTTGTTTCACTGTTCCTTTTTGCATAAACTCCCAACCTAGTCGATAATTCCACTTCCCATCTGGAGTAACCAAATTATTGTCTACTACAAATTTAGTAAGCTTGTTTACATCAACCTTAGAGCTATCTGGATTTAAAGCACGGTCATTAGTTATAAAATCAACCTCTTTACTTCTGTAATTATTGGCTTCTTCTACAAGCTTGTCAGATGCCCTCTGAGCCTCACTAATACTTTTTATTGCTTCTTCTTTAGCATTATCAATTTTAGCTTGCTCATGAGCTAAATATCCTTCCCATGCCTCTTGGTTTCCACCAAACCATGAAGGAATCTCTGAAGCTTCTGGAACTTCAGGCTGTTTACTAAACTGACTGAATTTCTCATTAAGCTCTTTGATATCCTTCTGATGGCGTTCTTCTTGTTCATTGAAACGGCTTTTCCATTCCCCTTCACGTTCTTGCCATCGAGGGTGTTTGTTAAATGGTACATTAGTATCTTCTGAAGAAGATGTTTCTTGTTGATTATTATCCCCATCAACAGCAGGGTCAATATTTCCATCGTTTGTTTCACTGGGCGAAGGTGTAGAGTTATCGTCTCCACCTGCAACTGGAAAAGGATCTCGTCCTTCTTTTGTTGCAAAGTCTGCCACACTTAAATCTTCCATTGTTTTTATTTTAAAGTTTAATTACGATCTATTTATTTTTACGATGCAATAGAACGAAAACATCTATATAAATTTAGTATACCACAATAAAACTATTTATTTAATAATTTCACTTTAGCATCAAACATTTTTTGCGTTTGTTCATACTGTGCAATACCTTCAGGAGCAAGCTGTACGCCAACCTTTGCAGCCATCTGAGCTTTCCCTTCTGGTGGTAAATCTTTATAACTCATTGATTCACTTGGTGGCTTCTGTTGAGCTCCTGCCGATTCTTGTCGTTGTTGCATAACCTGAGCAATTCTATTATCTTTTTCAAATAATACTTCTGGAGCGTTAAACTCAAGCCAAGCATTTGCAGCCATTTCTTCAGCATTTGGATAATCTAATGCTTTATACAAATCAATTGACGACATTTTACCAACACCAGCCAATTCAATTGCTTGATTAGCCAAAGTTAATGAATCTTTAGGCAATAAAGAACCTTCTTTCACACTAATAACAACTTTAGGCTGTTTTTTATTAGTATAACGCTTGTCATATACATACAATAATTGAGCAAACCAATTATAAGCAGAATCAGCCAACTGTTCCAAATATTCACTAAAACCACCACCGATTCTGTCAGTATCAAGCATTCTACTTTGCATTTTTCCTCTTACTGTTTGTTCTGATTGCAAACCTGCCGCACTCGATCCACGAGTACCAAAAATATCACGAACTCTAATTCGTGTATCTTGTAATTGATTATATATATCAGCAGGCAACCCTGGAGCACTCATTCGTTGAACGGCATCATTTGCACTTCCTGCAGGTATAAATATAGTTCCACCATTACGCAAAGCTTTAGAAACCCCTTTTCCTTCCTCTTTCGTTAAACCTGAACGCTCCCCAGATACAACCATACCACCATTCATACTGTCAGCATTTTTATCGATCTGCTTATTTCTCTTATTAATCAAATCTTGATTAGATAAGTTTTGCCCAATCAATGAAGTATCATCCATCGGCTGTTTTCCTGTATTAAATACAGTTAAGAACATAAAAGGAGACTTAGGAGCAGAAAAGAAATTAATAGATTCAACCTTTTCTTTTAATACTTGCCCATTCTCATCTAAAACAGGCTCCCCGTTGTCGTCATAAGGTGCTTCTTCTTCAGTGTCATAATTCCAATGTGGATTTTTCTTTTTCAATAATACATGGTTTTTACCTTCCATGTTCAAAGTCCAACACATATAATCATTTGTCCACCATTCAATAAACCCTATTTCAGTACCTAGTGCTTGTTCATTATTTCTTCCTTTTGCTAACTCTTTAACCTTTTTTTCAGCTCCAGATTCTCCACCAAGGCTTTTCAACGTTTCAATCATTCCTTCAGCACTCATTTTGCGATGTTCCCCTACAAATTCTCCAGTATACCCTTTTTCCTCGTCAATCGTTGCTTCTGGATCTAGTATAATCTTTTGAGGTCTAATAACTTGAAAATCAGGCCTATCTCTTTCCACATTCCAACCTGCTTTAAAAACTCCTAACAAATACAAAGCCCAATGCCTTGTACCTTTCTTTAATTTCAAACGAAATACTAACTCATCTGCTATTTCTCCTAATTCTTTTTGTAATTCAGAAGCAAAAGCAAAGTTTTCATCTGTTTGCTCCTCTTTTCTTGAAAGTATAACCATTGGATCAGGATTTCGACGAATTACTTGCGGTAGATACGTCTCCAAAGCTTCAAAAATAACATTATCAACCATTGACTGATCTTTATTCTTTAACTTAGAAGCACCATAATGCTGTCCTTTCCAGTACTTTTCATTCATTTCTCCTTTTGTCTTCCATTCTGTATAAGCTGCTGATTCCTTCCATGTTTTTTGCCAAGCATCTGTCAGCTTCCCAAGCTTGTCATTATCCATATTTAAAACAAGCTCTGGAAATTTATCTGAAACAACTCCTTGTTCAGTTTCCACATCTTGCGAGCCTTTGACTTTGTTTACATTGCTTTCAAGGGAATAGAACCCTTTATTTAGATCATCTGCCATATAAAAACATTATATCAGAAAATTAAATATCACGCCAATCATTGGAATCTTCGTCAGCCCACCATTCAACATTTTCCTTTTCAGCATCACCAAACACCCTATTAGGATCAAAACTAGCACTATGTCCAGGGTCAATCATTACACTGTTGGGCTTTCTGTCTTCATTCACTCCTACAATACCACCTTTACCACCAAACCTATCTAAACCAATACGCCAATATACAGTTGCATGAACCCAGTCATCCCTATCACTTCTCATCCATTTGTATTGAGTTATACCCAAAGTATTCACTTCTGAAACTCGATAAATATGTGACCAGTGTAACCAGTACTCATGCCATTGTTCAACTGTTCCCCTGTATAGCAACCATCGTTTATCTCTTAACTCATCAATTACAAGTTGAATCATTCTGTTTCTGTCAGCGGTCACATTTCCATTTTCATCCTTTGAACCCCAACGAATCAACTTCATTGTCTTTCTATCTCTAGCATAGTGACATAAATATACACGTCCTGGATAAGCTGCTCTAAGCTTTCTAGCACCGATAATATCTCCCCCTTGGTCAATAACCATTATACTATTGCTAAACTCTTTTAAAAAGTATTCTAGCGTTTGATTCAAAGCCAACCCATTCACTTTGTCTGGCATATAATCAGTCATTTCTCCATAACCTAATAAACCTTGCTTGTTTCCATATACATAACGCAATTTTATACCAGTATCAACTCCGATAACTATACGCCCTTTATGTAAGTTTTCATCAGAAGTGACAGCTCCTTTAATCATTTCCTCTGTTACACTGTTTCCACTTCCTGCATAAGGCAAACCTAAAACCTTATTATAAAAATAATCCATTGTTTGCTTTCCAGATGCAGCATCTTCATACTTGTTTATAATTTCCTCTGCTGATACCCATGCAGCCATTAATAAACTAATATGATAACCTGACCATTTAGCATCTTCACAACCTTTCTTTGCAAGCCATTGACCTACTGCCCTGTCTTTCCAGTGTAATTCTTTTTTACACTTCTTACATTGAAAAATCCTTCTTTCTAAACAAATGCTCATATCCCTATCATCTTCAATATTCCATGATAGCATTTGCATGTGGTCACAATGTGGGCAATCTATAAACCATTCTTTTTGGTCACTTAATCGCCATTCAATATCTACTCCTGAATTAGGAGCACTAGGGTGGCTAAAAACATGTGTTTGCTTAAATTTAGAGTGTTGTAATCTGGCTTGAAAGTCTGCAATTACATCTTGTTTACTTGAATCTTTTTCATCGTGTATCAATCTATCTGCTGTAATCATAATCGCCGCTTTCTTACTCCACGTCTGACCTGTTACAGAAACTTTGCCATTACGCCGAACAAATATAGTTCCAAACATAGTAGTTGGACACCATGCTTTACCATGATAATTTTCAGTTGTTACTTGCGGATTTGTCCATTCATTTTTACGAATCCGAACTCTTTGCATTTGTTTAACTCCAAACCTATTACCATAGTTTTTTAAATCTGATAAATTACTAGTTAATCCAAGTAATACAAGAAGAGCTTGAAAAGCATCTGCTGTTCCATTCTTTCTTTGCCAAAAAGTAGTATGTTTTTTATTATCGCCATCACTATACATCAAACCACGATATAAACCATTTAATTGAGCAATGCTCGAACTAAAAACAAGGTCAAATGTCAGTTTTTTCTCTGGTATAAGCCTTCTGATTCTTCTACTATCAGTATAAGATATTTCATATCTAAAGCAATTTTTATTATGACTTTTCTTATAATATTTAATACCCGACAACTTTAAATCGTCCTCCAATTCATTGCATAACTTGCTTTGTACAATACAAACTCTTTCCTTTTTATAAACCTTATCTTTATATTTATCACGCTTAATCCAAAAACTACCATCACCAATTACCCAGCCAATTACACTATAAAAACTGTCTATGTTTAGATTTTCTCGTTGAAAGATCGTTGGAATATAAGCAGTGGTCTTTCCAATCATTTTGTGAGCACGTTCAATCCTAAGGTTAGACTTTTGCCCATTAGACTTTCTTTTTGCTATTATACAACGATGATCTTTTGTTACTAGCTGATCTATCAAAGAGGATTTAATACGTACCATTTCTTCATTAGTATCAAATATCGTTAAATCCAAAACTTTATCTGGCATTATTTTATTTGTTTTTATATCTAGCGAAGGTAAATGATCCCCAACCTTTATTTCATCATACTTTAACCAACCACGATATGTTAAAACTTCAGTATCCTCATCAATACAACCTCTAAAGTAAATCATGCTTTGACCTACCTGCTTCTGTTCGATTGAATCTTTATCAGTAGTCAATGATTCTAATTTTGGATTATTAGCAATAATACGATTAGCCTTACCTCCTACAAATATAGAAACATCGCTATCTGTTGGCAATGTATA